TTTTTATACGCATTTATTAATTCATTTGAACCTTCATAACCTTCTCCAATTGAAGCTGCATAGTGCACCGTCATTCGTGGTTCTTGTTGCGAATAATCAAAGCTACCCCACTTACAACCTTCATCAGGTATAAATAATGATCTTATCTTAGGACCAAACTCTTTATTTCTTGCAGGTATTTGTTGTAGGTTTGGATTAGACATACTTAATCTACCTGATACAGTTCCACCATTATCAGATCTAAGCTGTTGTATTTCTGCATGTATCCTACCATTTACTTGATACTTCATTATTGATGTTAAGAATGTATTATGAAACTTGTTTAACTCTCTTGCCTCTAGTATAAGTTTAGCTATCTTATGATTACAATTAACCAACCAATTATGAGTGAATGATGGTTCGTCTGTTTTTGCAGTTCTTGGATAAACTACACCAAGCTTATCAAATGCTTTTGCAATTTGTCTCGCAGTCCATATTTCTACGTCAACTCCTGCAACGTTCTTTATTTGTTTTAATACTTCTTTTTCTTGGAGTTGCATTGTTTTACGTAGGGCTTCAGCACGTTCTACCTCTACTCGTACACCTTTTCTTCTCATCTTAATTAACAAAGGTAATAGTTCAGATTCTAATTCCCAAACTGTAGTTAAACTTTGCGATAATATTTCTTGTTTAAATCTTTGCCATAATAGGAGCGTGAGCCGTGCATCTTGTTCAGCGTAAAATCCAACATGCTCTGCAGGTAACTTCCACATCTCTGCCTTAGCATCTACACCGTGAGCTGCTGCAGCTTCTTTTAAATCTGCTTCTGCTTTTATTTCATTTAAATAATCAATCGATAAAGAGTTTAATGAATAAGAAAATCTATTCTCATCTATTAGTGCGGCTGCTATCATCGTATCTATGATCTGACCATTTACTTTTATACCTGATGCTTCTAACCAACCTACGTCATACTGTGCGTTATGAAATATTTTAGGACAAGGTAAAGCACATACAGACTTCATATAATTTTTAACTTGTTCAGGTATCATATTGCCACCACCATAGTGTGCAAATGGAAAGTATCCTTGCCAACCTTCTACAGCTACAGCGAATCCTACGATCTCTCCTTTACCTATGGCCCAACCTGCACCTAGTCCTTCATTAATTCCATCGTCTCTTGTTTCTAAGTCGATAGCTATTTCTTTAGCATCACTTAAATCTTTAAACTCAGACGGCGTTGACCATATATGTTTTTTAAATGTCATTGATAATTGTAAACTCATTAGTGTATTGTGCCTTTTCTTTTTTCAATTAATTTATTTAAAGCACCTATTACACCTTTTTCCCAAACCCAAGGTTTATTATAATGATCTACTTTAAACCAACTTTTAGGTAACCAAATTTGCATAGGTTTTAAAATAGATCCATATTTATGGTTTAGCCACCAAAAAGATCTACCACTAATTTCATAAATTTCAGCTAATACTGCTTTTTTGCTTTGCCTAAGAGCAGTAAATCTTATTCTTCTATGAAAATAAAATTCTTTGTTCATTGTTCAGCTTTCATTATTGCTCTTCCTATTTCTTCCGCGATTTGCGGGACGATAGCGTTTCCCAATCCTTTAAGTCTGTGTACTCTGCCGGGTAACCCATTAACCACTCTACCCACGTCGGGTTCAATGTCCCAGAAGTTTCCCCCGCTTTGGCTACTGCTACATTCAAGTTCGTTCCCTTCCTCTTGAATTGACTTGGGCCTGCATTGTTCTTGCTGTCGTTCACCGTCGGTGTTGGCCACATTTTCTTTGGTTCTAATTGTTCCTTGCCTTCCACTAATTCCGCTAGTCCCCGACCGTAACCCTTTGTTGTCCTCTCTGGTTCCTTTGCTCTTGGTGTTGGCCATAACTTCACTGCTGCCGGTAACATTATTTGATTGCCCTTCTTTTGTATTCTCTTTGCATATTCTCCCTTGTCGTTCACGTCCTGCTTCCACATTCCCTGTGTTGGAGTCGGCCACATCTTCACTGCTTTGCTGAGTCCTGCTCCTTTGCCCGTCTTCGGGTTGATTCCGCTTCGCTCCGTCGATGTTGGTGTCGGCCATAGTCTCGGTTCTTTCACTTGGTCTTGTAATCTCACTTGTATCTGTTGACCGCTCGGTCTCTTTAAATGTCCCTGATCCAATGCTTTCTGAATTCCTGGAAGATTGCTCCCTCCTGATACTGCATCGGGAGTTCGCCACAATCCAAATTCGTTCTCTTTTGTGCGGTGCGCCGACGCCGACAGCTGGAATATTGAACGTTTGTACTTCGTAACCTTCACTTTCCAAGTCAGTGCACACTGTCTCGAATACCAAGCCGTCTTGGATACTAACAATGCCTCGCACATTTTCGCCAATAACCCACCTTGGCTTAAACTCTTTAATGATTCTAAACATTTCTGGCCAGAGATGTCTGTTGTCATCTGTTCCTTTTCTACTTCCTGCGACACTAAACGGCTGGCACGGGAAGCCACCCGTGATGATTTCGGGAAACTCAATTCCATCTGCTTTGAATTTTTCTTTTGTGATTTCTCTGACGTCATTATAAATTTTTACTCCATTCCATTTTTGTTTTAATAAGTGCTGACAATACTTTTCAATATCACAAAAAGCAACTGTTTCAAATCCTACTTTTTGTAAACCTAATGCAAAGCCACCTATACCACTAAACAGATCTAGATGTTTCACTTACTGTATCCTCATCTTTTTTGTATTCGTATTTTCCTAGTTTATATTCTTTACAATAACAATCACCACACAAAGGAAATCCTCTGTCTATGACAACTGCTATCTTAGTACATTTAATACATGTTTTATCTTGCATAATTCATAATAACAAATCCTACAATAATAAAGACAATCAAACGCAATATCTCTTTTATTGCAATTAATACATTTACTTGTTGTCATCTTTTAATTTTAATATTTCTAATTCACAATAATGAATTATCTTTTGTAAATCTTCTATTTTATTTTTTGATAAATACCTACAAACGTACTTCACAACATTTCCCTGAAAGAACGAGAGATTGTTTTTAGAAATAAATTCATACGGCTGAATGTGAAAAGATTTATAGTGACTTCCACCTACCTGTCTTTCTTGTGGAAACACTTCATCAAACATATTTTTATTTGTCATTTTGTTTTTCCTGTACATAAATTAAATAATCCGAACCAATCGGATAGCTATACTTATAGTCAGTTCGAAGTAAATGTAAAGACTTTTTTGCTCTTGTTGCACCGGTGTACCATACTTTACGTTCATCTGTTTTATCATCTTTATTTTTTGTTTTAAAATTAGATGGGTAATTTGTTTTGCTATACATAACCACGTGATCTGCTTCATCACCTTTTACAGAATGAATAGTATCTATAATAATCTTAGGCTCAGCATCTAATTCCTTTTGACCATATCGTCTAAGTAATCTAATAAAATTTCTTGTTTGACCTGGCTTAAAGTTTCTTCTTAATATCCAATACCAAGGTTTCTTTTTAGCTTTATCATCTAAATCTAAACCACACCATTGTTTAAGTTCTTCAAATCCATATTCTTTAAAGTCAGGTTCAGCAGACCAAAACTTTTCTGTTCTATAATCAGCTTCTGTTAGTTCTCTTATGTATCTATACAAATTTTGTGCTTCTATTTTATTTAATTTTTTATCATTACTTAATTTTGTCCAAGCCTTAATAGCTTTCCATTGTTTATCATCAAAGCATTTGTTACCGTGATTATCTTTAAAATATAAACCTGCATCTTTAGCTAACATTCTTAATTCATTTACAGTTGTGTTAATTCGACCCAAAATGAACCAAGTACCTTGCTCTTCATTAAAAGGTATCTTACTAAATTGCTGATAGCTTTTAACATATCCTTTTTGATTAGATGGTTGATATTCTTTTTCAATGCTGCCTTCGATACCTCTTCTTATAATTTGAGAAAAGTGGTGTATAGCTTCTCCAAATCTTCTTGTCTTTCTTAATCTAACTTTTCTACCGGGAAAGTATTCTGTAAAATATCTAGAGTCTGCACCATTCCATTTATAAATACCTTGGTCATCATCTCCTGCTAAATAAATTCTTTTAACATTCTTAGCCATCTTATAAATTACATCCCATTGTAGTGGTGTACAATCTTGAGCTTCATCTAATATTAATAACTCTAGAGCTGGGAAGCTAACTTCTTTAACTGCTCTTTGAATCATATCATCAAAGTCTATGAATGGTTTTTGTTTACCGTGGGCCTTGTAGCTTTCATAGGTTTGTATTTTTCTAAGGAACACATCTATATTATCTTTCTTATATGATTCGCTTTTATATGCCTCTGTTGGATTTACTCTTAAGTTCCTTGCTTTACTGTATACTTGTAAGGACCAATCTTTATAAGTGAAGTCATCATCAGATAATCTAGTATCTGATTTCTTAACGATACTATTCTCTAATGCATAATCAATCATACAATCTTTAGGATCAAATACTTCTTCATCAAAAAATCTTCTGCAATATTTATGTAAAGTATTAAATCTATAAAAGTCATCTGATGAGAAATGAGGAAAAGCTTCTAA